GAAGCTGGACGAGCCGAGGAGAAAGAGGGGGGTGCGCAGATGAGCTATTTATCCTCGGGCGCGCAGCTGCTCGGCAACCTTGAGCACACGGCGGCGGAGCTGCTGGAAACGACGATGCAGGAGCGTGGGCGCGGCTTTGCGAGCGACAACGAGAGCTGGGCGGAGATCAAAGCTCATCTTGAGCGCGCGAAGAAGGCGACGGGCGACCTTGAAAAGGTCCACAAGGAGATGTGGGACGCCATCAAAGACCAGAACGAGGACGCCTACGGGGCGCTGGCGAATGAGCTGACGCGCGCGGGCGCTGCGCTGGCGGCGGAATGGATGGTCGTCTCGGTGCTCGGCAAGATCGCCGTGGAGATGACGGGAGAGTGAAGCGCGCATGGACGACAAGCGATTTATCGCGCCGCAGACGCGGCCGACGCTCTGCTGGTCATGCCGGCGGGCGTGCGGCGGCTGCTCGTGGACGGAGCGAGATCCCGTGACGCACGCGATCCGCTTCGAGCCCGTGAAGGGCTGGGAGGCGGAGAAAACGACGATCAACGGCTCGAAAAGCGAGCACGGCGAGAAGTGCTACCGCTACACGACCGACAGCTACCGCGTCGTGCGCTGCCCGCTGTACGTGCCGGACCGGCGGACGAGAGCCAAAAGCGCCATGCCGGTATGGGCCATGCAGGCCGCGAACGCATGAAAAAGGCGGCTGACCGATGGCACCGGTCAACCGCCACGAAGAAAAACACACATGAAAGGAGATTTTCTTCCCCGCCATTATAGCATGCGGCGGGGAAGAAGTGCAAGGGAAATGAGCGTGATTCAAGACGCCATTGCCGCCATTGAGGGCCAGCAGCCGAAAGAGCGCTCGGCGGTGTGGATGGTGGGTGAGCAGCTGAAAGATATGGTCCGCGGCAATGAGGCCGCGGCGGCACTGCTACTGACAGACCTGACGCAGAACAAGGAGATGACGCTCGCGGCGGCGGAGAAGAAGATCGCCGAGCGAGCCAAAAAGAATAAGGTCGGCAACTGCGGGTGCGTGACGCCCGCGGAGGCCGAGGACATCCTGCGTGAGTTTTTCGGCCTGCCGGAGCGCGGCACAGACGTAGCACCGCAGACGGAGAGGCGCAAGGTCGTGGACCTTGCGGACTTTTTATGAGCCGCCGCACAGACGCCGGATGGGAGAATCTGGCGGACAAGCTGCCGTTCCAGCCATGCGGAGACCTGCAAAACGACGTGCTGGAAGATATCTATGACAACGACATGCTCGGGACAGGGATAATGCTTTACAACCGCGAGAGCGTGGAGACCGCAAATCCTATTGCGCAGATCATGGACGCGGAAGACTGGGCTCGCTGGGAGAAGTCTCGGAAGCGCCGCTGGGGCGCGCGCTGCACCTGCTCAGCCTGCGGAGAAGAGTTTTTTGCGGGCTATGTCAGCGACAGCGGTACGAGCGGCATTGTCTTGAGGCAGGGCGAGGACGGACAGATTTATGACGGCTACGTCGACAAAGGCGACGACGATGCGCAAATCTTCTTTGACGACGAGACGATCGTTTGCCCGCGCTGCTACCAGAGCGTGGTCGTGACGCGGCGGAGCGAGCTGCGGCAGGGGCGCACGCTTCAAGCATTGCAGGCCGAAACGCTGAACATTGACGGATATCTCGCGGTGCTCTATTGGATGGTGGCGCGGTATCAGGACAACACGGGAACAGACGTCGCGACGTTCTCGCCGCACGCGGCACTGATCGTGGACCGCTGCGGCGTGCTGCGACGCTTCCGCGCGGTGCGCCACAGTAACAAGGCGCGTGACGTAACGTGGACACCCTGCAAGCAGAGCTGTGACCCGATGCAGCAGCCCTATTACTGCCACGGCGCCGTGAACGGACGGCAGGTCGGTGGCTGGGTGTGCGCCTACGGCCCAGAGCTCGGCGGAACGACGGGCGAGAAGACGGCACTGGACAAATACATCGGCGCGGGCGGAGCCTGGCCGGGGGCGTATCTGCACGTCTGGCGCAAGCACCCGCAGGTGGAAAACCTGATGCGGCAGGGGTTCGGCGATGCGGTGACGCAGACCATTGACAACTATCTGAACATGTGCGGCAACTATTCCATGCTGCGCGACGCACCAAATATCCCGTGGGTCGATTGGAGCGAGACGAAGCCGCACCGAATGCTCGGCATGAGCAAGGAAGCCTTCCGCGAGGTGCGCGGGAAGCATTGGAGCGAAGGCACCGCGCGGTGCTGGGCGAGCTACCGAATGCTTGTAAAGAACGCGGACGCGCTGCAATTCGTGCAGGAGGTCGGCAAGCTCGGCCTGAACGGCATGGAAAAACTGCTGGGCGCCTATCGGGCCGTCGAGACCGATCTGCACCCGACGCATGTGGTGAAATACCTTGAAAAGCAAAAGCGGCTGAAAGGCGGCGTGCAACTGCTGCTCGATTACCGGCGCGTGCTGCGGGCGCTGTGGCTGGCGGACCAGAACGAAACGCTGTGGCCGCGCGACCTGCAAGCGGCGCACGACCGTGTAATGGAGATGTACGCGGCGCACGAGGGCGTGAAGTACTACTCGGCGGATTTTACGCCGGTCTATATCCGGCTCAAGGCGCTGGAATGGACAGACGGCGAACTCTGCATCCGCATCCCACAGGAGGAGCGGGAGCTGATCGATGAGGGAAAAACCCTGCGCCACTGCGTGGGCACCTACGGCAGGACACATTGCAGCGGCAAGCCGATCTTCTTTGTGCGGCACTACCGCAGGCCAGAGCGCAGCTATTACACGCTGAACATCGACCTGACGCGGGCGATGCCGAAGGAGATCCAGCTGCACGGCTACGGCAACGAACGCCACGGCGAGCGCAAGCAGTATGAGCACGGCATCCCGAAAAAGGTGCGCGACTTCTGCGACAGATGGGAGCGCGAGGTGCTGACGCCGTGGTTTATGGAGGAACAACGCAAAAAGTTCGCTGAAACGAACAAAGTGGACAAGAAAGCGAGGAAAGGCGCATGAGCGAAACAATGGAAATGGCCGTGGCCGGCGAGGTGCGCAGCATCACCGCCATCACGGACGAGATCATTTTTTACAAAAATGTCGGCGGACAGGCCGTCATCGAGATTGGCAAGCGGCTGATCGAGGCAAAAGCACAGCTCAAACACGGGGAATGGCTGCCGTGGCTGAGCGAAAAAGTGGAGTTTTCGGAGACGAGCGCGCAGCGATTTATGCAACTTGCAAGGGAGTACGGAAATACCTCACTGGTGGGGGATTTGGGAACCTCGAAAGCCTTGGTATTACTGGCTTTGCCGGCATCTGAGCGAGAGAATTTTGCGAGCGAAAAACACGTTGTCAACGGGGAAGAAAAAAGCGTCGCCGAGATGAGCAAACGCGAGCTCGAAGAGGCCATCCGGCAGCGCAAGATCGCTGAGCTGGAACGCGACAAGGCGCGGCGCGAATTGGACGAACAGCGCAAGGCCAACGAGGAGGCCGCGGCGGAAGCACAGAAGGCGCAGGAGGCGGCGGAGGCCGCCCGCGCCGAGGTGGAGAACGCGCAGGGCACGGCGCTGGCCGCGCAGGAGCGCGCGGCGGAACTGGAACGCGAAATGAAGGAGCTGCGCGAGAAACCTGTAGACGTCGCCGTACAGACGGTGGACGCGAGCGAGGAACAGATCGCCGCGGCGGTGAAGGAGGCGGAGCTTTCCGCCAAGGAGAAGATCGGCAAGAAGGCCGAGGAGCTGAAAAAGGCCAGAGAGGACCTGGCACAAGCAAAAGCGGACGTGCAGGCCGCGGCAGAAAAGGCCGAAAAGGCAGAGGACGAGGCGGCAGCGCTGCGCGCTGAGCTGGACAAGGCCAGAAAAAGCGCCGCGGCGATGGACAACAAGGCGCTCGCGGAGTTTGCCGTCCTGTTCCGGCAGGCGCAGGAGACGGTGAACCGCATGACGGAGATCGTAGACGAGCTGGATGATGAGAGCCGCCCGAAGATCTACTGCGCGCTGGGCGCGCTGCGGGACATGATCGCTGAAAAGGCGGGTGAGGGCGCGTGAAGCGCAGCGACTATCTGAAACTCTGCGTGAGCGCGGCGATGCTCAGCTACCGCAAGCCGAAGGTGCTGTACGCTGGGATCGAATATTACCCCGAGGGCTATGAGCTGCGATTCGACAAGAGCGGCAAGGCGGTACATAGAGCGATCCTGCGGGATGCGAGCAAGCACAACTGCCTTTTCTACTGCCCGCTGGCGAAGGTGCAGGAGGTGCGCGCATGAATAGAATTCAGGCGAGCCAGATCATGGGCGGGAACGGGGCAAAGGCGCGCAAGGCGGCCGACCTGTACCCGACGCCGCCGGAGGTAACGGTGGCGCTGATGCGCTTTCTCAAGCTGCCAGCGGGGACGGATATATGGGAACCGGCCCGTGGGCAAGGGGATATGGTGCGAGCGCTGGCGGACTGCGGGATGGCTGTCTACGGCACGGATATCCGCGACGGGATAGACTTCCTGACCACTCGACAGCCGGGAAACGCGCCTGCGGCTGGTTGGATTATCACGAATCCGCCGTTTTCGCTGGCGGACGAGTTTATCCGCCACGCGGCGGAGATCGGCAAGCCGTTTGCGATGCTGCTCAAGGCGCAGTATTGGCACGCGGCGAAGCGGGCGCAGCTCTTCCGCGAGATCCCGCCGAGCTACGTGCTGCCGCTGACATGGCGGCCGGACTTCCTCTTCAAGGAGCGAGACGGTAAAAAGGGCGCGAGCCCGCTCATGGATGTCATGTGGTGCGTGTGGCTGACGCCGCAGATGCAGGGCGTGCAGACAGTATTCAAGCCGCTGATGCGGCCGGAAAAGGAGAAATGAGCATGTTTGTCGGAGAAACGTATAGCTGGGTGCCGACGAGCTGGGAGGGCGCGAACGGGATCGTCTCAGCGCTCGGCAAGAAAGGCGGGGTACACGGGAGAATCGCGTACATCAACGAAAACCATCGGTATTTTACGGCGGAGGCGAACGTCGGCGGCGTGGTCATCCGCGAGAGCTTCAAATTTTAAGGAGGGTGCAGACATGTTGAGCTATAAGAACGAAAACGGAAACGTGAAGGAACTGGCGGCCGAAGGGTCGATGGGAGACCTGCTCGCCGAATCGGCCTACCTGCTCACGGCGATCTACAGTATGCTTGCGCGCAGAGACAAAGCGGCGGCGGAGATCTTCAAGGTAAGCATGATGATGGCCGTGGGAGACCCGAAATCGCCGGTATGGCAGGACCTGAAGCCGGACTGCCTCAGCATCGCACAGCGCGCCAAGCCGAAGGAGGGCAAGAGCGATGACAAGTGACGAGGTTTTGACGGCGCTGCGATGCTGCGCAAGCGACAACTGCAACGGATGCCCGAGTCACAACAGAGGCCTGATTGGCACGAGCTGCATCAGCAGAACGATGCGGGAAGCGGCTGATTTGATCGAATTCCAGCAGCAGGGCCTTGAGGCGCTGACGAAGATGGACGAGGGGCTGAAAAAGCGGGGCGGCACGCTGAAAGAGTTCCTGCGACGCGGCGATGAAGTCGTGCAGGGGCACAGAGACCCTGCCGGACCGCCGGGCGATCCGGGTTTTGCGGGCGATATCTTCATCTGCCCGACGTGCAACTCGCCGCGCGTCTTCTATAACGCGGAGAAAGACGCCTACATATGCCCGAGCTGCGGGTGGCAGGACAAGGAGGGCTGACGGATGGTGGACTATCCCTATTTTTCACTGCGCGATCTGCGTAAGATGGATCGCCTGCTGGCGGTGTCGGACGCGACGCTCGGGAGATATTGCAAACGAACACAGAAGAAGCGGCGCAGGGATGCGCGGCGGAACAGGAGGAAATGATGGTTTCGGACGAGGCATTGAAAAAGCTGCAAGAGCAGATCGCGGCGTGGCCGATGGAACGGCGATTCGTGGTGCAGCAGCTCATTCGGGATTATTTGAGGGACCGGGAAGACCTGCGCGCCTATGAGGCGACAGGGCTGATGCCGCGCGGGGTCGAAATCCTCAAGGAAGAAAAGCTCAGCAGCGACGGTATGATCCTGATCGGGCGGCTGATGAGCAAGAAGCTACACGAGATCGGCTGCGAACGCCTGCGCGAGCTGGTCGAGGCCGGCGCGGACGGGCGCGCGATCACGCTGCCGTGCAAGCTCGGCGGCGAAGTGTGGGCGCCCGGCTGCGGCAGAACGGTGAAACTGCGCGTCGTCGAGGCGGCGCTGCTTCTGCAAGGCGAGGACGGCGAGGGCTATGAGAAGCTGAGCGACTTCGGCAAGACATTTTTCGCGACGAAAGAAGGAGCGGAGGAGGCAAAGCGAAATGAATGGTTTACTTGAAAAGCTGCGGCGGGGCGCGATCAGGGCGCTCGGCGGGTACGTTGAGCAGGTTCCACCGCCGAAACCGCAGGACAGGGTACTCATCAAATCGGAGAGCCGGAGGATCGAGAAGATCACGGCAAAGAGCCGCATCTGCTACAAAGGGCTCGATGGAGACCGCGCCAGACAATGGGCGATGCGGCACACAAAAGAGGATCTTGTTAAATTCTTGATGCGGAAGATGCTGGAAAGCGGTGCGGTCGTCTTTGAAGAGAACTGCATCGAGAGCCGGTACGATGACGTCGAACTGCGCGCAACGGTGTACGTCGCAATGCCGGAGGCATGAGGAGGAAATGAAGCATGAAACGACTGACGAGCGAAGAGGTCAGAGTGGACGAGAGCGTAGACCGGTATCTTGGCCCGCTCGCCGACCTTGAAGGCATGAAGCCGAAGCTGCTGGACCTGATTCTGAACGGTCCGGTGCTGAACAGTGTATCGAAGGACGTGCTGCGGCAGATCATTCGGCAGTTATACAGCGCGCTCGCCGCCTACGGGGACACGGGCATAACGGCGGAAGATATCATGGCGACGGTATCGATCCCGATGTTCGTCAAGGCGGCCTCGGCGGTGCTGGGCACTACGCCCGAGCGCTTGCGCGAGCTGGCCGAGGCCGACAAAGAAGGACGCACGGTGACGGCGCCGTACTGCAAGAACTGCGAGTACGGGGAGGCTTACGACCGGACGGACGGCAAAAAGGGAATATATTGCCACTGCCCGCGCTCGATTCTCCGCTACGGAAACGGCAGCATTTTCACGCCAGTGCGGGAAAACCTCGATTTTTGCAGTTACGGCAAGCCGAAGGAGGGCTGACGGATGGTGCAGGTATATTGCGACCGGTGCGGGCGGGTCATTACGGGGATGAGCGCGCACGAGCGTGTGAGCGTGACGGCCAGTGGCGCGGGCGGCGGGGAGGTCGCGAAGCTCGACTTCTGCACATACTGCGCGGACTGGGCCATTAACACGCTGATGCGGCGGACGATGGTCGGCGCGGGCGAGAAAAAGGGCGCAAAGGCGGACAAGCCCGCGCCCATCGCGCCGCCGAAGAGCGAAAAAGACGGCATTGCGTGGACGGCGGGGCAAGACAAACAAGCGGCCGCGGAAGCACAGCCGCCAGAACCGCTCACGACGCTGAGCGTCAAGGGCTACGGCGCGGCGGAGAAACGGAAAATCTTCGACGCGCTGGTGCGCTACAAGGTGCGGACCGGTCCGGGGTGGACGGAGCGTGTGAGCACGGCCTGCGGCGGGGACGTGAGCCGCGAGACGCTGCGCGCGATCGTCGTGGACGGGCTGATGGTCGACATCCACGTGTGGCGCGTCATTGAGCGGGGGCTCAGCGACCTGGGCGCAATGGAGAAAAAGGCATGAAGGTGACGTTTATTTTGCAGGCCGACGTGCCAGAGAGCGCCGTTCAGGGTATCAAGGAGCGCGCGGCGATGGACCTTGAGCGCTACGGCGACGTGAAGGTCTCGAAGATCCTCGTCGAGAAGCCGCGCGAGCACGAGCAGTTACATCTTTAATCACGCCTGCGGGCGAAAAAGAAAGGAAACAGAACCATGAAACAGTACATCGGAACAAAACTTATCGAAGCGGAAAAGGCGTATCGCGTGGACGGCAAGGTCGTTACGCTCGCGGAGAACAAAGTACCGTGCGGATACAAGGTTGAGCGCGGCTACAAGGTGCGCTATGCGGACGGGTACGAGAGCTTCAGCCCGGCGGAGGTCTTCGAGCGCGCGTATCTGCCGCTCGAGGTGAACGGCGAGCTCAAGACTGAGGCGCCGAGCATCAACGCGGAGATGGTCGAGCGATTCATCGACCATCATGAGACCGTGACGATGGGCGGCAAAACGACCGTTGTGCACGCGGTGCTGAAAAATGGCTTCGAGATCGTGGAGAGCGCGAGCTGCGTGAGCGCGGAGAACTACGACGAGAAGCTGGGGGAGGAAATCTGCATGGAACGGATCAGAAATAAGATTTGGGAGCTGCTGGCCTTCCTGCTGCAAACGGCGGTCGGCGGCGTGAACGGCGAGGCCGCGGCGGAGAATTGCTGCTGCGATAAAGACTGCGAGCGTTCCTGCCGCGACGAGGAGACTGCGGCGGACGAACCGGCCGCGCCGAAGCTGCCGATGGTGCGCTTGTTTATCTCGCAGCCGATGCGCGGCAAGAGCGACGAGGAGATCGAGCGCGAGCGCGAGGATTTGATCGCAATTGCAAAGGCCGTGTACGCAGAGCGCGGCGAGGTCGAGGTCATCGACAGCTTTTTCAAGGGCGGGCTCGTTGTTCCGGCCGGTGCAAAAGCGCCGCTTTACTATCTGAGCAAGTCACTCGAGCTGCTGGCGACGGCGGATGTGGCGATCTTTGCCAAAGACTGGCGGGAGGCGCGAGGCTGCCGCATCGAGCACGAGTGCGCGGACGGGTACGGCGTTGCAAGGATCGAGCTTCCTGAGGAGGGCTGAGAGATGCAGAAAATCAACATTAAGAAGTACACGAAGGAGCAGATGCTCAAGATGCTCGAGGAAGCGGCGGAAAAGCAGGAGGCGGCGGAAGCCGAGGCGGCGGCACATTTTAAGGACGGCGTAAAACTGGCCGAGGAAAATGAAAAGCTGCGTGAAGAGATCGGCGCGCTGACGGAAAAGCTCGAGGAGAATGAAAAGGCGCTGGAAGAGGTCACCGCGAAGTATAAGAGCGCGGACCATTCGGCGGCGATGCTGCGGTCGCGTATCGACGAGGCAGAGAAGCTACGCAACCAGGCGCTCGAGGCGCACGGCGAGGACATGAAGGCGCTCGAGAAGGCAAAGAACGAAAGCCGCGAGCTGGCAAAGCAGCTTGGCGAGCGCATGGTGGAGCTCAAGGCCGCGGAAGAGAACGCGCGCAAGGCCGCGGTAGAGATGAACAGCATCAGGGCGCAGCTGAGCGAGGCGGAGACGAACGCGAAGCGCAAGGAAGAGCTGCTGTGCGGGGCACTGCACGCGATCAAGACCGAGAGAAGCATCAAGGAGGACTATCACGAAAGCCTCAAGTGGTGCATGGCGCATCCGTGGCGCAACGTGTGGCGCTGCATGAAAGAGTATTTCCGCTTCTGACGGACAAAGAGCGGGAGAGGAGGGGAGAGAGCGATGTTCCGATACAAAAAGAGCGTGCCGGTGAGCTATGAGAGGCAGGGATATATCTATTTTTCATCGCTGCTGTATCGAGAAATGCCGGAGAAGGCGCAGCGGAAGATCCTCAACCTGTGTATGGAGTGCGGCGGCGGGGACTACTACCGGGCACTTTTCGAATTCGTGACGACAGACGCGAACGCGACGTACATCTGCATGAAGCACAGCCTCTCCCGCTCGACGCTCGAGCGGATCGTGCGGAAGTATTACGAGGGCTTCCCGCGGAGACTGTGACAGGGCTTCGGCCCTGTGTGCGCTGCCGCCGAAAGGGCGCGACGGCGCACAGAAGGCCGAACACACATTATTCAATATCACGCGTGCGCACGCGCGCGTGATTCGAGCTTGTAACGTATCTTAACTTAGCGAACAATTCCGAAGCAGGAGGACGGGGCTATGTATCGGGGCAGAACATTCAACCGTGAGCGCGTGTACGTATGCGGCGATTATCTGGACGGTGATATCTATCCTGTCTTTCAGAAGCCGGGAGAGCGCAGAAAGAGATGCCGTCCGACGAGCGAGATCCAGAAGAAGCTCAACCAGAGGAACGCGGAGAAGAGATTGACGCGCATCGTGCACATGAACTTCACGAGCCGAGACCTCGCGCTGCATCTGACCTACGACCCCGCCCACACGCCGGAGAGCGCAGAGGACGCGCTGCGCATCGTGCAGAACTATCTACGCACGCTCAAGCGGCGGTATCGCAAGATCGGGGTCGAATTCAAGTACATACTCTCCACGGAAAAGGGCGGACGCGGCGGACGCATCCACCATCATCTCATCATCTCGGGCGGGCTTGACCGCGACACGCTGGAATCGCTGTGGGGGCGCGGCTATGCCAACAGCAAGCGCCTGCAATTCAGCGACGAGGGCGTGAGCGGCCTGACGCATTACATCACGAAGGATGACGCGAGCTACAAGCGGTGGAGCGGCAGCAGAAACCTTGTCCAGCCGGAAGCGGCAACGTCAGACGGCAAGCTCACGATGGACGAAATCGAAGAACTCGCCGAGGCCGTGGAAGACGGTCTCGGCTACGAATGGTTCGAAGAACGATACCCGGACTTCGAGCTCGTGAGCTGCGAGTGCATCCGCAACAGCATGAACCGGGGCGCGTACATCCATTTCGAGATGCGGCGGCGCCGATAACAACAGCATAGAGCAAACGCAACACGACGACGCGCGCGGGGGAGCCTGGGCGCGCTGCGTGCATGCTCTCGCGCGTGCGCGTGCGAGGAAAAGCCGCAGGCCCTGATTTGACAAGGGTTTGCGGCTCTTTTTTGCCCTCAAAAAGTTGACGGTTCGTGACCTGTTGCATTTGCTACACTTTTTGAAAACAAGGCAAGCGCGCCGAGGGGAGGGGTGCGGATGGCGCGGCAGAAGAAATACACGGCGGCAACGCTGGGCAAGGCCTGCGAGCGCTATTTCGCAGCGATCACGCGGCGCGTGAAGGTCACGGAAATGGTGGACAGCGGCAAGCGCGACGACAAGGGCCATGTGATCCTCATCCCTGTGCCGGTGAAAAACACGCTGGGCGAAGAGGTCGAGGTGACGGAGTACATCATCCCGCCGAGCATGCACGAGCTGTGCGCCTTTCTTCGCATCGACCGGGCGACGTGGAGCCGGTACATGGGCGAGAGCGAGGAATTCGCGGCCGTCGGCGAGCGGGTGCGCGAGCGCATGAAGGCCTGGAACGAGCACGAGATGCTGACGCGGCCGGGCAAGGACCTGAAAGGAATCCTCTTCAACCTGACGAACAACTACGGCTACAGCGAGAAGAAAGAGGTCGAGCTGGGCGAGCGGGCGACAAAGACCGTGACGGCGGCGAGCATCCCGCTCGAGGAGCGGCAAGCGATGCTGCGCGAGCTGATGCAGGAGTTTGAGCACGATGGCGGCGACGAAGACGCGGACCTATGAGCGAGAGCTTGAGGTAGCACTGTGGTGGCGGGACTTCCGCGCGACGAACAACGCGCACTTCCTGCCGCTGCTGTTCGACCGGCACCGCTATCTCGTGCTCAAGGGCGGCGGCGGCAGCGGCAAGTCGATCTTCGCCGGGCGCAAGATCTTAGAGCGCGTGACGAGCGAGCCGGGGCACCGCTGGCTCGTATGCCGAAAGGTCGCGAAGACGCTGCGCGAGAGCTGCTTTGAGCAGCTATGCGGGCAGATCTCGGACTACTACCCGGAGAGCGGGGCGAAGGTCAACAAAAGCGACATGAGCATCACGTTTGCAAACGGCAGCAAGATCCTCTTCGCCGGACTCGACGACCCGGAAAAGCTCAAGTCGATCTACGACATCACGGGGATATGGATCGAGGAAGCAAGCGAGCTGGAAAAGAAGGACTTCGACCAGCTGGACATTCGACTGAGAACAAACTTCCCCTACTACCTGCAAATGATCCTGACCTTTAACCCGATCAGCATCACACATTGGCTGAAAAAGCGGTTTTTTGACCGCAAGGACCCGCGCGCGACGGTGCACGAGAGCACGTATCTCGACAACCGCTTTCTGACGGCGGAGGCCATCACGACGCTTGAGGCCTTCAAAGAGACGGACGAGTACTACTACCAGGTCTATTGCCTCGGCCAGTGGGGCGTGACGGGCAAGACGGTGTTCGACGCGAAAAAGGTGAGCGAGCGGCTGCTCATCGTCGAGCGAGCGAAGAAGCCGAGGCGCGGCTACTTCGAAAACGTCGTCAAGGAAGACGGCGTACACCTCGAGCGCTGGGCGTGGGTGGACGATCCGGACGGCGCGGTGACGATCTACGAGGATGTCGTCCCCGGCCGGCCGTATGTCATCGGCGGCGACACGGCGGGCGACGGCAGCGATTATTTCGTCGGGCAGGTGCTCGACAACATCACGGGCAAGCAGGTCTGCACGCTGCGCCACCAGTACGACGAGGACACGTATGCGCGGCAGATGTACTGCCTCGGCAAGTACTACAACGACGCGCTGCTCGCCATCGAGACGAACTTCTCGACGTACCCGACGAAGCTGCTTGACCTGATGGGCTACCGCAACCTGTACGTGCGCGAGGTGGAGGACGACTTCACAGGCAAGATCAAGCACGCCTTCGGCTTCCAGACAAACCGGCTGACGCGGCCGGTGATCCTGTCTGAGCTCATCCGCATTCTGCGCGAGAGCATGAGCACGGTGAACGACCGCGACACGCTGCTCGAGATGCTGACATTCGTGCGGCGGGAGAAAGACCTGCAGGGCGAGGCCGAGCCGGGCGCGCACGACGACTGCGTGATGGCGCTGGCGATCGCGCACTACGCACGGCCGCAGCAGACGATGGGGATCAAGACCGGCGGCAGCACGAAGAAAACGCGCTGGACGGCGGACATGTGGGAGGACTACAACAGCGCGAGCGAGAGCGAGCGGGCAGAAATGCTGGCGCTCTGGGGCGAGCCGCGATGAGAGGGAGAAAAGACATGGAAGAAAAAGCAAAGACAAGCACGATCAGCGAGGAGCTGCGCGAGTGGCAGGCGAGGCTGGGTGAGAGCGACGCCAAGTGGTCGAAAGAAGTCGAAAAAA